TAGGTAACAACTAAACCGTTGATAGCAGTAATCTTACGGTTAGAGATACGCGTAGTAACAAGCGTAGTATCTAACACGTCGATCATCATATCAACTTCAAGGTACTGCACACTAGCAACCGTGATAGTGTTAACACCATCGGCAGTAATCGTAGTGCGGACACCAGTACCTGGACCGTAGAATTGGAAGTTAAGGTCCTTAGCGAGGTCTCGCTTAAGACCGTCCATTTCCTCATCAATAGCACTAGCAAAAGCCTGGACATTTGTATCAGCTAACTTAAGCGTCTGACCGGAGAAACGAATTCCGCCGTATAAATGCTTAAGGTTAACTCGGGCAGCAGTTGTCTTCTGCTGACCCGGAGTCGGAAGAGCTTCCATCTCATTACGGGCACCGATACCGTGGTTACGGCCAATCCGTAATGGGAAGGTCACATAGCGGCCACCAACTTCATTGGAGACACCTTCGCTAGTGCGCTCAATCCGCTTAAATCCGACAACATCATTATTCATCTGGTCTTGAACGTCCTTCTCATAAACTTCCTTGAGAAGGGCGGAGACCGTAGTCATAGTAGCGCCCATATTACCCGTTTCCTCCGCTTTGCGCGTGCAGATTTGCTAATGTCTGCGCGACCAATGCCCTACGTTGGTTTCCGTTCATTTGCCCAACGGGAGTTTGCTGCGAAGGTAATCCACCGCCGCCACCCATAATGACCGGTGCATTCTGGCTAGGCGACCTATAACCCTGGATAATTCCTTGTACATGTTGCTTCCAGGATTCAATAGCTTCATCCATAATAGCTTCATCAACATTATCATGACCACTGAAGTACAAGTGCTTCATGACATAATCTTCGTCAAAATCACCATGACGTTGCTTAGCAGCCTCAAATTGCGAGTCCAACTCAGCATCCTCTTGAGCCTCTTGGGCTTGTTGGTTCTGAGCGATTAAAGCTTGTGCCATAGTTTGGACGATTTGCTGTTGGTTCTGCCAATCAGGATCTTGCTTAAAGTCGTATGGATTATCTTCTTCTTGCGGTTCGTTGGGTTGGCCCTGCTCCGTAGGCAGTTGCAGTTTATAATGTTCGATCAGCGCTTGTACAAACTTCATAGGATCTTGTTCCAACGCCTGACGAATCATGTAGGCTTCGTTAAGTGCGCTGGGATCAATTTGCTGATCTAAGAACGGCTTATAAGCTGCGTACTGGGAGTGTACCTTTTGAATTCCTTGCGTATAGTTCTTATCCCATTGCTGTAACTCTGGGAGAACCTTATTATGTAAACCCTGAGGGACGTGAGCTAAAAGATTATTCCAAGCCGGATTAATCTTAATCTCATCCTGCTGAGGCTGTTGTTGTTGAGGCAGTTGATTTTGATCTTGGTTCGGCATAAGCCCTAAACCTTGATCAATTACTCCACCATTATCGCCAGCACCAGGCTCATTCGCAGGAACAGTCATTATATCTCTTTCCGAGGCTGTGCTATGCCCTGGCCTCTAATACAAGGCTACAGGTGGAGTCAACACCCTGTAGCTATTCTGAAGTCATTTCCGGCATCGGTTCCGGACCTGTTGGTTCACCTTGATTTTGTGGCTGCATCATATCGCCTCCTGATGGAGTATTCATATCAGTGGGCGGTGGTTGATTAGCTTGCTGCTCAGCAATACTCATCATCATTTCAGCAGTGGGCATACCGCCGATATGCGGAGCCGCAATAGCTTCCATGTGTTTTTGAACGTGAACCTCAAATAGAAGTTGCCGCATAGGATCTAATTGCTCGAAAGCTTGAGACTTGCGGAACCTGTTATGAATATCAATATGAATAGCGTGGTTATCCCAAGTATTAACCGGAACAACCGGATCAGGAAGCTGTGGCCTACCCATTTCATCGACCATATATTGCTCAGGAGCCATAGGCATACCTGTAGCCGGATCAGTAGGCGGCATAAACATTTGCTGAATAAGTTGCTCATCGATATTCTGCATCTTAAGATTTTCACGACGAGCTTGATTCTGATCGAGTTGGACTGCCTCATAAAGCTTGGCTAGCCCACCCATTTCCAGAACCTGCATACCTTGTTCGGGAGTAATAAACCCAAGCTTCATCCAGTCAGTAATAAGCGCCATTTTGGCCGCTTTACTGGTCGGAAGGCTTGATCCAGCTTCAATCCTAATATCCGTATTATGATTAAGATCAGATCCGCTAAACATAGCAGCATCCCAGGAACCATCAACCCCAGTAATCTTAACGATGCGGGGGATGTCCCAAAATTGGCCCACCAAAGAGAGAGTATGTTTAGCCATTTTTTCAAGCGCAGATTCAATGCTATCAACCTCACTAGTTAACATAGAATCGTCTTGCTCTTGAAGATAAGAAATAGCGGTAGCAGCAGTTACGCCAGGAGGTACATTTCCACGAGTAACTTCGTGCTGACCAGAGATATCGTCAAAATCCATATTCAATTGCTGAACTTCTTGAAGAACATAGTTAGGAAGTGGAAGCAATGGAATAGGTTGTGGAGGTTGGAATCCAGCCTTATACTGAATAACTTGACCTGGCTCAGTAGTAATTCTACTAACGTCAAGAGAACCGATTTGAGCACTAAGCTGCGGCTTAGCCATACGGTTCTTAGCTTCGATAATTTGACTACGAGTACGGTTGTATTCACGCTGAACAGGAATAAGATCTTCGATCACAGAAGTAGCGTAAAACTTACCACTAGGAATGTGATCGAACTTAGCGAAACAATACTCTCCATGATCATATGGAAAAATCGGAGAATATTGAATAACTTGATCACCCGTAACAGTAACTACTCCACCCTCAGGGAAATCCCTATGCGCACCTGGCTTGATGTGCATTTCGTGGACTAACACTGAGTCGTTATCATTTGTAGTTTGCCCGATGAGATTCAAATAAGCATCATTAAGAATCTCATTAGCACCCTTGGCATTTGGCTTAACTTCCTTGCCGTCCAAGGTCTTTTTATAATGAGTTTGCAACCACTCAGGAGTCCGAGTGGAAGAGTGGATCATATAAGGCTGTGACTCTAGAAACTCTTCACGAAGATCTGGAACTAAAATATGGAATGGGGTTTCTGCTGTATAGCAAATATCCCCCATATAAGCTTCATCAGGATTAGGTGCGTACTCTTTATTTCCATCCCAGTATGTCTTGGTAAATCCAGTACCAGTAACAAGTTTCCACCATACTGCTTGGCGGATAATCTGCTTAAGATCCTTGCCATAGTACATAGATTCCCAGATCTGCTCGCCAGCTTGTGCAGCAAACAAATCTTGATCATCTGAGGATGCAGGAATAACAGAAGCACTTGGTTTTTGCGAAGTAAGCTTAGAAAGTTCACGGCGAATAATAGGACGAATCTTATTAACAACCATGCGAACACGCCAAGGAGGGGCAGGCGGCACAACTAAACGAGTACCTACTCCCTTAACGTTTTGAGGAATTACATTCTGACGTCCAAAATAGAACGCCATATTTAAATACCACTGCCGCTCAAATTGCGAGCGGGCATTCTTCATCTTAGTATAATTCTCGTTAACAAACCTAGCTAATTGCTGAGCTTGTTCGCTAGAAAGTTGTTTAACCTGATATTCAGGATTAATCCTTTGGCCCGAAGAGGGATTGCTGGGCTGCGGCACCGTCTGGGTCATAGACCTGCTCTCCTAACTCTTCTCCAAGGCCATTAGCTTCAACCCACCGTTGATACTCATTTACATCCGACATACTTAAATCTTGTACACTATAAGCCGAAGTCAAATTTGAGTTCATCATCTCTAGTTGCTGGAACGTCATCGGATCCTTGCTTAGAATCAGATTGTTCTGTGTCTTTACTAGTTCGATTAGTTCCTGATTCTGCGATGATTGAGTCGTAAAGGCTTGGCTGAGAGTCTTCAACCATTGCCTTAGGAATAGTCCGCTGAATACCAGTAAAATCAGTACCAGAGAAAAGGCCAGTACTACGAATAGCGTTGATTGTGTCATTTAGTACTTGATCCTTAGCATCAAATTCTAGAATGCGTTGCCTAGCAGCATCAAGCTCATCCTCTAATGCCTTAGCTTGCTCTGGCATGAGACAACCAAGACGATTTGCAAACTCTGTAAAACAAAATGTGCAGAAATAAAATTGACCATAAAACTCAAGCCAAATGCCAATATCAATGTATTGGCGATCATCATTCCTGCTAGTACCACAAAGCCCACAAACACCAGGCAACTGAATAGGGGCACTAAGAATTTGAATCTTAGAAGAAGCTTCTAAGTCCAGTAACCTAGTTACCCCATCTTCAGCCATTCTATCCTGTTGGACAGTCATTAAACGTTGTCATCCTCAACAACGGGAGTCTCAGCCGGAGTAGCATTAGCCTTAAGTCCCTCAAGCTTTTGACCAGCCTCTAAAGCAGCTACACGAGACATGTCATTATCAAAATCAGGCTGCGTCGGATCCGGCTCAGTCTTTTCAACCGGAACCTCATAAGAAGCTACAGGCTCATTAGTAACCTCAACAGTGTCGGAAAGATGGTTCTTATCCGCATCTCTCTCGACTAATGCAGACTTCGGAACTAAAACCGTACCCGCAGAAGCAGGAGGATTCTCTAAATCCGGCTCCCGATTCTCAAACTTGGCACGACGCTTTTCCGCCTCTTCACGCTCAACATCATCTAAATAAGGTCCACCAGTACGGGGAGTCTTACCGTGAGCGGCGTTATAAAGGTGGACAGTAGTCGTACCATCCTCAGCTACATCCTTATTAACGTCGAGGGATTCGACGTTGTAGTCAGAATTAATAGTCATGACTACCTCTCCTAGAGCGGCTATTGCTTCTCTAACTCTATCGTCCATGTCAACTACCATTCCCCACCCATATACTCATCAGACCCTTGAATAAACCAGTCCCCATCCATCTTTGTCCGGCCGGATTTAGAATTCCTATCAAACCGAGGGACAAATGGATCTCGTCCATCAGAACCTAAAATAGGCAGCTTCGCAGGTTCTTGAGGGGCCATTCTAATGGGAGTAAGATCAGGCATCAGGGTAAATAAATACCTAAGAGAATCACAAGCATGATCATCCTTCTTATGAGGGATATCAAACTTGTTGTTCTGTCGCTCAGACTTCTTGTTGGCCCAAGTCTTCCAACGATACTTCTGAATCTCACGAATTAAGTTAACACAATTTTCTGTAACAACCCAACGCGGGGGTCGTTCTTTATTATAGCTTAAGTAGGAGTTGATTTTGTTGATTCCGGCAAGTACTTCATTGGACCCGAGAGTAACGTAAATGCCGTGTAAAGCGTATTCAGACTGGATTGACGTGCCGGTAACAGCCTGCCGTTGCGCGATAGCCGGGTCGCCAATATAAATTCCGGGCTCTCGACCAATTGATTTGTTGATGAGTTTGACTTGTTCTGCATGTTCACTAACAATCATTTCCGATTCGTAGTGCTCGGCGAAAGTGACAACATTTCCGTCACTGTCCACTCCATGCCAAAGCCACGCTGTAGGATTGTTATAGCCATGATCCAACGACGCATAAAGTTCCCAAGAACTAGGAACTTCATCCAAAGAAGGAACCACATGGATTTTACGATCAAACGCCTTATAAATGACGCCGCCTCGGCGTACAAACTTACCATGCTGACGCGCATCGATATCCTCTTCCGGAATTAACTTCAAGTACTCTTTGATTTCCTGTTGATCCAAATAAGGATTCTCAGTCATATCAACTTCAATGACTGAGATATTTGAATCGTTACTATTCTTACCCGGCATATAGATATCGTCGAACATCCACTCCATACCCATAACAGGTGTGAGTGTCATCCACCAAGAACCCTTGGTATCAATGAGACGAGTCATACATTCAATGTAAATATCCTGCGGTGGTTCCTCATCGAAATGAATGAAATGCCGACTAGTACCAGCAAACTTATCAACATCCTGGTCATACGACATAAACTCTACGAAGGAACCATTTTCAAAATGTAACGTACGTTCTTGAGTATCATAAGCGTCGGCCCACGAATTTCCACGCAGATCACTAATTGGACACCAACGCATCATTTCTGGCTTTAGGATTTTTTCGATTCCATTGATAAAGTCAACTCCAACGATACGTCCTCTAACTCCACCTTGAGGCACCCTTTTGTATGGGTGCCTTCCAGTAAGCCAGAAAAGATCTTCTGCAATGCCTCCGGTAGTTTTTCCTGATCGGTTTCCGCCAATGTATAACCGGTGGCGTCTAGAAGCCGAATGAAATTGTATTTGCTTATCATGCGGAACGTAGCCATGAATATTGGGTCTCTCTGCTTGTACTTTTACACGCTCAGCTAACCCTCTGAGCATTTCTTGCAAAGAGAGTGCCTCATCCTTACGCGGTCGTGGAATCGGTAGCTCCTAACTTAACTAACGCAGCGATAATGCTAGCTACAGCAGCATTACCACCACGAGAGCCAGTAATAGTAGTACCTTCTAATAGACGCTTAGAAGTTGAACCATCATGCTTATGATCCCCAGGACTAGCCTGATCCTTCTTAATTCCTAATGTATGGTGTTGTGCATCAGAGGCAGAATCCACATCAGATTTATTATGAAATCTAGCTACAGTTTGTGGTGGCGCAATATCCTGACTACCACGGTCATATGGAGCTTTGAATTTATCTTGAGATACCTGATACTCTTTTTGATCTCTAGGATCATTGATTGTCATTAGACCTCCACTGCGGAACCAAGCCAAACAGCTTCAAGACAGTTGACATTAGGATACGTATTATCATCAATCGTTCGGTTAGCACCAGTAGTTTGCTGTACAAATGCGGTAATCAAATCATTGGCAGCTAAAATACGGAATTGCCAAGCTTCTAGCGAGGAAGCCTGAGCAGTTCCATTGTCAAAAGTAGAGAGGTCTGTAGTACCGTTAACAGCCATGTCTAAACGCAAAATGCCCGCAGCAGTTCCAGCCAAGAATAGGGTATTAACTCGTAACAGATATAAACCAGCTTTACGAATAATAATCCTATCGTTAGCCAGAACTGCCATAGGTCCTTCAGACCTAGCAGCATAAGTATCAATTACAGTAGTATCATATTGAAGTTGTACTTGACCCGCGCCACTTCCGATTACCTGTTGTGCATTCCCCTGAATCTTGCACATAGGAATAAAGTGACCATCAGCTTTATCTAACGCAGCATTTAGCTCGGCAATAAGTACATTCTCATCATTATCATTCTTAATCATTTTCAGGCGGTCAGTAAGCGTCTGCGCCATTAAAACCCCACTTCATTGCGGACTATTTCCCCGGCTACAGGGGCCTCATCTAGTAGAGTACCATTAGAGTCAACACCAGCTAGCTTTAATAAGTCTCCGCCGATCGCTGCTAATTGGCTCGAATCCTTCACATGAATACTAATAATCCTGAAGACTTGCTCCAAAATCATCTTAAGGTCAACAGCACGACCGTCGCCCGTATAGTGTCCAGTAACCTCATAGTAAAACTTCAAGGCACCTAAGTCACCATTTACAGCCCTATCCATAAGGGCCATATGCACATCAGGTAGCGCATCCCCAAAGATAGCTTCGACCCTCTTTTTATAATACTCTTTAAACCTAGCGCTCTGCTTCCAACCATTCCATTGCTGAGCACTAATACCTAGGTCCTGTAGCTTCTTTTTATCGCTTCTAGTATCTGTCTTATTTAAAATTTCGTTGATCGCAATGATCTGTTCCTGAGGTAAATCACGACCCTCAACAATAGGCATGCCTCTTCCTTCAAAGGATTTAATTACCAAATCCTTTGCGAGGATCTCGTTAAGTCGCTTAGGCCCTAGTTTGAACTTATCCAGGAGCGTTTCGGGGGTAGGCAAGGACCCCTTCAGAAACCACTCGGCTTCACAAAAATTAATCAGATTTCGCTCTAATTCAGATAATACTTGATCGTCCACTTGCCCTCCACTCTAATACAGCACTCTCTAAGTAAGTCCAGTCCCAATGCATGTCCTCGCAAGCTATCTTAATTGACTCGGGGATAGCCCGTTGCTTATTCATTTCGTAGTTACTCACCGGTCCATAGTCTAAGCATAGCCCCTTACACAACCCATTCCTACTAAGTTTATAGTATTCCCGGTAGTAAATCAAAGGGTGCTTACGCCCCTTGTAGGTTTGCAACCAATTAAAATTATTGTATTGCGCAGCAAACCGCAAACGTTGCTCCCGTTGATACCCCCTATACTCCATAATTAGTAAGTCCTGGTCCACGCGATAAAGCCGTGATAGACTATCCACTAGCTCATCACTTAAATGCCCAAACATCCCCTGCTCATATCGTATGATAGACAGGCGATCGATGCCTAGGCGATTTCCAACTTCCTGTTGCGTGAGATTAACATCTCGACGCATCTTAGCCCAAGGGTGCCTCATGTCCATGAACATACACCATGATATACCGAAAAAGCAAGTCAAGTTCCAGCTACAGGGGCTGTTGTTATTAGCTGTAGAACAAATGGCACGTGACCGCCGTGTTAGTGTGGAAGATTGCCTCAAGGATATTATTGAGCATCGTCTGGTTAAGGATGGTTATCTGCCTGAGTGGTGGTTTAGTCGTGATAGACATATAAAATAAAGTACAAACCCTATATTAAGACCCCCTAACGGGCTGGAAATCTCGCCGAAAAACCTGACAACATGTTGTCAATTGCTTAAGGCAACTATAAAGGGGCCGCCGGCAACTAAGTAGTTGCTTAAGGCAAATAGATACGTGGCAGAATCTTGCGCATTATTGGCGGGATATCTATGTATATCACAGCTAGCCAGGCGTAGGCTTAAGCCATAGTAAAACAGTAACTTGAGAATTCAATAGTGGATACCGTGCGCTCTAAAATCGTCCATCGTAGAAGGGAATAGCTATGCGCAAAATCATCACGGTAATTGAGGCGCGATCCCATCACCTTTACCTGTCTGCGGCAGGTTACTTGGTGTTCATGGAGTTCGCACACGGACAGTACCTTTACGGTATTGTTCTGGCAATGCTCTCATTCCATTACGAAATGCCAGAGCAGGACCACAGCAAATGACGGATTGGATCATGGATCTTTTCCCCGAGCACACGGCGAGCATTAAGAATGTGCCCGCTCTAAATGCAGAACGCATTAAGTTCTGGCACACTCAAGGTGACATTCTCGGATCATTAGC